ACAGCAGGTAGTGAAAGAGATATACTTCGGGCACGCGCAAGATGGCTACACGAAAACAACCCTATTATCGCAAACATTGACGATTCTTTTATTAACAATGTTATAGGTACTGGAATAACACTTCAATCAATTACTGGTGATACTAATCTTGACACAGAGATAGAAAAACGTTTTAAAATCTGGAGTAAAGCAGTTAATTGCGATATTGCTTGTATTTCTTCTTTTGCAGAGCAACAAGCACAAGTATTTGCTAATAGAATGACCGATGGTGAGATTTATATTTATAAAACCGTTGGTAAAGATAGACAATTAAAACTACAGCTTATAGAAGCAGATGCTTTGTATATGTTTAGTGGTGGTAATGGTATAACTTATAACGATGTAGGAAAACCTTTATCGTATCAATTTGAAGATAAAAACAGAAAAGTTGTAACAATACCTGCTGAAAATATTATCAACTACTTTAAAAAAGAGAGACCTACTCAACAAAGAGGTATTTCAGAATATAAGCAAGCGATAATAGATATTAAAAACTTTTCAGCGTATCAATCATCAACAGTTCAAAATGCAAGAGCTAATGCTGATATTGCTTACACAGTTGAAACAGATAGAGACCCTCACGATTTTAATGTAAAAAGTTCTGATGATGAAGAGCTTCATGATATTAATGGCTTGATGGTTTACTACTTAAAAGCAGGGGAAAAGATAAACAAGCACCAAAATACAACTGGTGGTAGTGGTTACGGTGATTTTATATCTACAACAATAAGAACTATAGCATCAGCTAGAAAAATATCGTATGAGCTTGCATTTAGAGACTATTCTAAAGTTAATTTTGCTTCAAGTAGAGCATCAATTATACAAGATAACAAGAGATTTGATAGTGAACAAAAGCACTTAACAGAACACTTTTTAAATGATATATTTGAATCTTGGCTAGAAGTAGAAGTTTTTAATGGAACGCTTCCAATTTCACCTACTAAATGGGCTGAAAATAAAAATGACTTTATATCTGTAAAGTGGAGTTATCCAAAAAGGGTTTTAGTTGATCCTTTGAAAGAAGTAAATGCTCTTGAAAAAGAGATAAAACTAAACCTCACAACAATGACGGATGCTTGTGCGTCTGTTGGTGGTGATTTTGAAGAGATATTGATGACAAAGAAAAAAGAGGCTGAGCTAATGGCTACTTATGGAATATTAACACCTTTTGAAGAGGGTGTGGCTTTAAAAGAAGCAGGAATTTCAAACACAGGAGAAAGTGAATAGTTTAGCTTATTCTTAGCTTTACTTTCAATCCAAGTATCATAAGTTCTCTCTTTTTTTTGTTGTATTTCTTTACAGCAGATTCCGATACACCTAGATATTCAGCAAGAACAGCGTAAGTTACTCTACTCACTGTCTAATCCTAAAACATCATACTTGAAAAGCTCTGAATTTCCATTTTCTAACAAATCTGCATCACTCCATTTAGCAAACTTGAACTCTCTCAATATAGTTCTCTCTGCTTTTCTAGCATCTATCCCGATTGAGTACTCAATAGTATTAATTACTTTTATTTTTGATAAATCTTTTGAAGAAAATCTCTGTTCTACTGTTTTATTCGTTATTCCTATTTTATATGCTTGACCGCTGTTGATAGACAAATAATATAGGATAGCAGGCTTGTTGTCATCAAACCCATATTTTGCACAAGATTGACAGCCTCTTCCACTTAAGTGGTCACCTGCTGTTTGCATAAAATAACCGTGAATCTTGCAAGTTATTTTAATCTTACATCTATTGTTCTTGTACCTTACACTAGAATATCCATATTTAAAACCATGTATGATATTTGCTTTGTCTATAAATTCTTCAACCGTGAATCTATTTCTTTTACTTGCTTTTTCATTTGAACACTTTTGACAGCCTTGTATTGATTGAATGTGTTTATTTCCTGAAATCTCAAATTCACCATGAGTCTTGCATATTATTTTTAATTTAGAGTGATTGTTTTCATAGTCAATTCTCGAATAGTCATATTTGTACCCGTGAATAGAAACAGCTTTCTCAATAAATTCATCATTAGTAAGTGATTTTGATTTTTTTATCTTTAGGTGTCCACATTTGCTACAGCCCTTACCTATAAAATGATGCTCAGGTCTTTGTAAAAAAACACCGTGATTTTTGCAAATGATTTTAACTTTCACTTTTGTTCCTTTAAATTCAGAAAGAGAGTAGTCGTATTTATTCCCGTGTTTAGCAACTGACCTTATAATAAATTCTTTTTGTGTAATACTCAAAGCAAATCCTTTATACAAGTATAGCATAAAAGTACATATTATATGTACTTTTAGGAAATGTGCTATAATTTTGATAAATAATTAAAAGGATTGCTTATGGATAAATCAAGGTCATTAGTTGGGGTGATAAGAGGAAGAAAAGCTATAGTTTCTTCAAGTCGTTCCGAAATAGACAATAGAGATTCCTTATCAGACACAATTTCTTTTGTATTTATTAGCAATGATAACGCTGGAGAGAGATACGATTGGGGTCAAGGTGAGTACTATAGAGAAGAGCTTGATGTTAATGGAGCTACTACTGAGGGGCTGAATACATTTTTTAAAGACCATCTTAGAGATGTTGATTCTGCAATTGGAAAAGTTGACAATGTAAGGATTTTAAATGATGAACTTATTGGAGATGTTACTTTTGGAAAAGACGAACAGTCTCAAACTATACTTACAAAATATAGAGACGGTGTTTTAAATAGCGTTTCTATCGGATACTCAATTGAAGACTATACGGTAACGAGAGGCTCTGAATCTGAACTTGATTTGGTGACAGTAACTGACTTTTCAATCCTTGAAGTCAGTGCAGTAGGAATACCTTTTGATAAAGGTGCAGTAAAATACACGGGTAGAGATGCCCAAACTAAAACAGGAGAAAAACAGATGAATGAAGAACTAAAACAAAGACTTTTAGACTTAGAAGCAATAACTAAACGCAACGATGAAGAGAATAAAGAGATGAAGAGCTTAGTAGCTCAGAGAGATGCTGAAAAATCAGCTACTGAAAAAGCAGAAATGCTTAGACTTAAAGATGAAAATTTTGAAATGAAGCGTGTTAATGAAATTAATGCACTATCATTAAGCTACAAAGCAACAGACACTTTAACAGAGCAGTTTCGTGCCAAAGGTACAGGTACTGAATTTATGAGAGCTATTCTTGATGAGAGAGCTAGTAAAGAGCCTGCATATAACCCTCAAGGTGAGAAACAAAGCCGTGCTAGTATGATTGAAGCTATGGTAGATGGTCTTGCTATGAGAGCTGGAGCTAAACTTAAAACACCTCACGCTGACGCTGAGAAATATCGTTTTGCTCCACTAATCTCTATTGGTAATGAATTACTTCCAGAGAACCAAAGAAGTTTAATCCCTACTGAGATTGCTGAAAGAGCATTACTTACTGGTGATTTACCATTACTATTACAATCTGCTGGAGCTAGAGTTTTAGAAGCTGAGTTTGCAGAAGTTGCTGGTACTTACCAGTCTTGGATTACAGAGGTAGATGTTCCTGATTTTAGAGTAATGACGGATGTTACTGCCAAAATTGGAGGTGGTCGATTATCTAAAACTTTAGAAAACGGTGATTTAGAAGAACTTGGTGGAGCTGAAGCAGGCGAAACTTGGAGCATTGAACCGTTTGGGAATAAATTTGTGCTAACTAGACAAGATATTATCAATGATGATTTAGGGGCTTTTACTAACCTACTTGCAACATTTGGTGAGATGGCTAAAGTTACAGCAAATGGTATTTCTTATGACCTTTTACAAAATAAAGGTGATTACGCAAACTACAAAATGGCTGATGGTTCAGGTATGTACATTTCAGGTCGTAACAACTCAACAACTGATTTACTTTCAAGTGCGGCAATTAGTGCTGGTGTTTTAGCTATGTCAAAACATAAGTCTATTGATGGAAAAACTCCATTGAATATTTCACCTAGATATTTACTTGTAGGTGCTAGTAATGCAGTACAAGCTCGTGAAATTGTTGGTGCAACTAACAAGATTTATGACGGTGCTGATGCAGAAGCAAATACAGGTGAGATTAATATCCATAACGGTGCTTATGAAGTAGTTGTTGATAATGAAATTGCTGATGACTCTTGGTATTTACTAGCTGATAGAAGAACTCTTAAAATAGGTTACTTATCAGGTACAAATCGTTCTCCAGTTGTAAAAATGAATGAGACTACTCTTATTC